GACCGGCACGCCCGGCGCGGTGATCCTGCTGGTGGAAGGCTATGCGACCGGGGCCACGGTCTTTGAGGCGACCGGGCTGTGTACCGTGATGGCCTTTGATGCCAACAACCTCATGCCGGTGGCGCAGGTCCTGCACAAGGCGTATCCCGGCGCGCACATTCTGGTGTGCGCCGATGATGATTACCTGACCGCGAACAATCCCGGCGAAACCTGCGCCCGCAATGCCGCGCTTGCGGTGCGCGGCTCGGTGGTGGTCCCGGTGTTCCCGAGTGACCGCAAGGGCAGGAAGCTGACCGATTTCAACGACCTTGCCAATGTCCCCGATGGCGGGCTGCAACGGGTGCGCGTGCAGATTGAAGCGGCCCTGACCCGCGCCGGTTTGATGCCGCGCCTGTCCGCGCAGCCGGTGCACCTGAACGGCGCGGACGGTACGGCGCTGGACCCCGCACAGGGGGAAGGGGAGCGGCAGGCGCGGGCGCTGATGAAACTGGAAGAGCTGATCGAGCGTTTTGTCCCGATTGACGATGGCACCGGCGAATTCGTGTTTGACCACTGGACGCGCAAGATTGCGCGCAAATCGCAGATGCTGGCGCTGTTGCCCGCAGGCGTGCGCGGCGATGACATCAAGCGGCACCCGCTTTGGGAACAGCGCGGTGCCTACTTTATCGATCAAATCGGATTTGACCCGTCCGAACGGGACCCGACGGTCAAGGCCAACACCTGGCGAGGCTGGCAGATGACGCCCCGCGCCGAGGGCTCATGCGAGAAACTGCTTGATCTGCTGTTCTGGCTGTGCTCGCAGGAAGAAAACCCCGGCGAGGTCTACAACTGGCTGCTGAAATGGATGGCCTACCCCTTGCAGCACCCCGGCGCGAAGATGATGAGCGCGGTGATCATGCACGGCCCGCAGGGTACCGGCAAATCCACGGTATTCCAGGCGTTGGGCAAGATTTACGGCGATTATTCAAGAATCATCAACCAGCGCGCGCTTGAAGACAAATTCAATAGCGACTGGGTAGATTCCACGCTGTACATGCTGGCCGAGGAAGTGATTGCCCGGCAGGAAATGTGGCACATCAAGAATGAACTCAAGGAACTGGTGACCGGCGAATGGGTCCGGGTGAATCCCAAGAACCTGCCTGCCTACCGTCGGCGCAACCAGATCAACATCGTCTACCTGTCCAATGAAACCCAACCTTTGCCGCTGGAAAACGACGACCGTCGGCATCTGGTGGTGTACACCCCGCCCGTGCAATCCAGGGAGGTGTATCAGGCGGTCTACGATGAAATCATCAACGGCGGACTTGAACGGTTTTATTACCACTTGCTGCATGAAGTGGATACCCATGATTTTCACCCTCACAGCCGCCCGCCGATGACCCAATCAAAGCAAGACCTGATTGACATTTCATTGCCCAGTGAAGCCACGTTCATCAAACGTTGGCAAGAGGGCGAGATTGAGTTTGGCGGCGAGCAGTTGCCATTTTGCCCGTGTACCGGACGCCAGCTTTTCACCGCTTACAGGCGCTGGGCGGCGGAATCGGGAATATTGCGCCCGCGCGATGAAATCCAGTTTATCGGCTATGTCCGCCGCCTGCCCGGCTGGATTGCGGGCAAGACTGCGGCGACTTTGGTGGATTTGCGCGGTACCGCCTACAAGAACCGGAAGATGGTGATTCCAGGCGATGACGCCTTTGCCAAGGCACAGGCTGCCGGGACCTGCACCATCAACGCCGAAGACAAACCGCGTACACGCTGGTTGACGGAATGTTATTTCGCGTTCGCCAACGCATTGGAGATAAAGTCTTGATAGCACTATGGCACGCTTCCGATAGCACTGGAAACCGCTTGCAAGCGGTTGATTGCACTCATATGCACACTAGCACGCCCTATATGTATGCGCGGGCGAATGACGATGGGGGCTGCGCACAATCTCCCGCGCGTCACACATATAGCCGTGCTATGCGTGTCATGAGTGCAATCATATATTTATATTCAATTTCTAGTGCTATGGGAAGGTGCTATAAGTGCAATAAAAGCACCGCAGGACAGCATTGGAAAAGGGGGCAAGCATGACCACCCCGCTACTGGAAACCCGCGCCGCCTTTGCCCGCCGCCTGGGCGTGAACAAATCCACCGTCACCCGCGCCATCCAGGCGGGCCGGTTGGTGCTGCATGGCGACCGGGTGGACGTGGCCGCCAGCCTGGAGCGCTGGCACGCCACCGCCGGCGCGCGCCCCGACATGGCCGAAAAACACGCCACAAGGCGCGGCACAGGGGTGCCCCGCTACCTACCTACAGACCCCGCCCCAAAAACGGCCACAGAGAGCCGCACAGGGCGATTAAACCCCATCCCCGCCGCCGCGGAACCCCCGGAATCCACCACGGACACCATCGGCAGCGATAAAACCCTCACCCGCACCGCCTGGAAAGCCGCCACCCTGCGCTTTGAAAACGCCACCATCCGCCTGCACATGGCGCTGGACACCGGTCAGCGCCACCGCCTGGACGCCGTCCAGCGCGAAGCCTTCGCCCTGGGCGCAGCGGCACAGGGCGCGGTGGAGCGGCTGATCGACCACACCGCCCCGCGCCTGGCCGCCACCCCCGACCGCCGCGCCCGCGCCGCCCTGCTGGGCGATGAGTGCGGGCAGATGGTGCGCCGGATCAAGGGCGAGTTCGTGCGCAGCGCCAGACGGCTCAGGGCACAGGGGAGGGCGGGATGATGCGCATGAGGTCAGATGTGTCCGGTCTCGTTTTACCTGCGCCTCTCCACGCGCCGCCGCCACCTGCGCCACGCAAAGGCCGCCATGAACAAAACCCCGCAAAACAGGAGCGCCAGCCGCAACACCGCCCACATGTCCCACCGCTCAGACCCGAGGTAAACGGCAATGAATGACGCCACGAAAGACACCAGCCCTGAACAACAGGCCCAAAAGGCATACCGCCAGAGCGCGCGGCGCGGCGAGATCGCCTTTATCAGCAGTTTTAGTTTTGTGATCGTGTTCATTCCCGTCTCCGGTGAATTTTTGAACGGCATGTTAACCGGTTACATCATCGGGGCAGGATTGTGGTATTGGCTGCACCTGTGGACATTGGACACGCTTGATCCCGCGCGCTGGCGTTATTTGAGGCTGAAACAAGTGTGCAATGCACAGCCCGAATCCGGCAAATGACCACCCTCACCACCCTGCAAACCGAACGCGAACGCCTGCGCGCACTGGCCGCGCAGCGTGAGCATGATGCCCTGCTGGCCGATACCGTCCCCCGGCGCGAACTGCTGGCAGCGGGTGCGGCGGTGCGGCGGACGGTGGAGACGGCCATGGCCCGGCTGCCGTCCCTGCTGCTGTCCGCCATCGATGGCGAAACCGATGAAACCCGCGTCCACTACCTGCTGTCAGACGCCGTGCACACCGCCCTGTCCGCCCTGGGCACGGACGCCGCCCGGGCCGCGCCGCTGGCGCAGATCGGGGACCACTTCCGGCGCGGCGTGCGCCCGCGTGACCTGCTCAGCGTCAGCCAATGGGCCGACCGCCACCGCTGGCTGCGCTCGGGCACCAATGCGCCGGGGCGCTGGAACACTGCCCTCACCCCGTACCTGCGCGAGATCATGGATGCATTGAGCGAACACAGCCCGGTCCGCGCCACCGTGTTCAAAAAATCCTCCGGCGTCGGCGGCAGCGAGGTCATGATGAACTGGATCGGCTACATCATGCATCACCTGCGCAACAAGGATGTACTGGTGGTCATGCCGACGCTGGAGCTGCGCGACCGCTCGCTCAACCCGCGCATGAACAAGATGATCGCCGAAACCGAAGTCCTGGCCGGGCTGGTCTCGACCTCCCGCCGCGACAGGTCCAACCGCGCCGATGTGGTCGAATACGGCGCACACGCACGCATCATCCGCAGCGGCGCGAACAGCGCCGACTCCCTGCGCAGCGACCATCTCCCCTACGTCATTACCGACGAAGTCAGCGCCTTCCCTTGGGACATCGGCGGCGAAGGCGACCCGATGACCCTGATCGAAAACCGCCAGCGCACCTGGAGCCGCGCCAAATCCTACTTTGTCAGCACCCCCACACTGGCCGGACGCTGCCGCATCTCGCTGCTGTACTCACGCAGCGACCAGCGTCGCTACCACGTCCCCTGCCCGCACTGCGGACAGGGGCAGGTGCTGGAATTTGACCGCACCGGCAAGGCCGCGCACGGCCTCAAATGGCGCGCCACCCCGGAAGTGGATACCGCCACCGGCGAAATCCTGCGCCCCCAGGTCCTGCATGCCTGGTACGCCTGCAAACACTGCGCGGGCGAAATCACCGAGCCGGACAAGCCCGGCATGCTGGCGCAAGGCCAGTGGATTGCAGGCGCGCCGCACATCAAGCGCATGCGCGGCTACCATCTCAACGCCCTGTACGCCCCGGTCGGGCTGGGCCTGTCCTGGAAGGACATCGCGCAAAAATGGCTGGACTGCCAGGGCGATACCGCCGAGATGAAAGCCTTCGTCAACACCTACCTCGGCGAGACGTGGGAAGAACAGGGCGATTCCATTGAAGCCGTGGCGCTCCTGTCCCGACTGGAAGACTACGACCCGCACAGCGCCGCGCCGCCGTGGCGGCTTATCACCGCAGGCGTGGACGTGCAGAAAAACCGGCTGGAAGTCTCGATCATCGGCTGGGGAGACAAAGAAGAAGCCTGGCTGATTGACCACCTGATCCTGCCCGGCGACACCGCCGAAAGCGCGGTCTGGCAGGACCTGGCCGAAGCGCTGCAACAGGCGCGCGTGCAATTGGCCGTCGTGGACAGCGGCTACAACGCCAGCCAGGTCTACGCCTTTTGCGCCGCCTACCGCTGGGCCATCCCCGGCAAGGGCATGGCGGGCAGCGCCCGCCCGCTGATCGAAGACGAACGCCGCCGCGCCGCCCGCCTGCGCCGCCGCGTCAAGCGCCAGCATGTGGTCGAGCCCATCGGCGTTGACCAGGGCAAGGCGCTGATTTACGCCCGGCTCAAACTGGACGCCCCCGGCCCCGGCTACATCCATTTCCCGCGCACCCCGGCCTTTGATGATGAATATTTCGCGCAACTGGCGGCGGAACGGCTGGTCACCCGCCTGCGCGGCAGCCGTCCGTTTACCGAATGGGTGCAGACCCGGGCCAGAAACGAGAGTCTCGATTGCCTCACATATGGCCTGGCCGCGATGCGCCTGTCC